TTGCCACGGCGACCTTTCTTTGCCGTTTCAGCAACAGCCGCTTCTGCAGGGCCATCCGCTTGCGCTATAATTTGCTCAGCTTCAGCAACACCAGCCGCTGCCGTACCGGTGCCACCAGCTGTGATGTCATCCGATGTTCCGCTACTTGTTGTGTCTAGCGTCGATGTGTTTGTCGCGGATGTGCCGACACCATCATCATCTCCCCCATCGTCACCACCGTCATCTGTTTCCGTGGTCGTGGTTGTCGCTGATGAACTATTATCGTTGTCGTCGTTGCCACCTGGGGGCGGCGTGTTCGCTGCTTGCGTTGCTTTAGTGCGCGCCTGGAAATCTTGGATAGCGCTCGGACTATACCCTTGCTCTTTTAATGCTTCCGCTTGTTTTTCATAACTCATACCAAAAGTTGATAAACCCATCGAAAGATCATCAGTGAAGCTGCCAGAATAATTTTTATAGCCCTCATTGCTATCATCAAAATTATCTTTTGATGCGCTAGTTCTGTTAGATTTATTATTCGCGGCAGACCCACCGCCACCCCAATTCTTTGGGTTAAATGCCGAATCCTTCCAGCCGGTGTGTAAAATCATGATCTATCTCCTATGCGGCAAACGGATTGTAATCATTCATCGCTTGCCGTTGCGGTGGCCGCTCACCAAATCCACGACCCTGCCGTAACCCAACCGCCAGATATCTAAACCCGTCTGCAGCGTGGCTACTCCAATCGTGAACAGGCGTGTTCCTAAATGAACGCAGCCTCTCGTTATACGCTCGATGATACTGACGCAGCGCTTCCAAACCTGGCTTGCACAGATCCGCATCAAACCAACAACGTGGCAATAACATTTTCGCAGCATGGATCCCGTCCTCTAATGGCAATTTCGGAACAACTCGAAAATTTATCCCCAGGTCATAAGCCGTTTCTCGTCGGCTCTTGCCTGTACTCAACTCTCTCACCTCAATGTCATGAGGCGCATTATGCTCCCCATAAACGTAGTCTTTACCTTGCAGAACCTTCACATAGTGAGGCAAACCCTCACCCCTGTTCTCGTAATAATCGATCACATGCACTGACCGCCCAACTTGCTGGACGAACCAGATCACCGTGGAATCGTTCATTCCCAGATCCCAAAAAGTATCCACCCTTACAGATGGATCATACGGAACTGAAGAGATGCGCCCCTTCTCATGGAGGTCTTGCAACTCATGTCCGTAAACAGCACCAGGGACATTCGCCACCCAGCTACATTCATATTCTTGCGCATACTGATCTGCCGACATCATCGCCTGGGCAGCATCCAGTTCCTCTGCGTCCAATATCCCCGTTTCACTCGCCTTGAATAAAGCCGTATGCCAATCAGCCTGTTTCTCAGCTGCATCATACAACTCGAAAAACGCATTGTGTCCACGCGGTGTCCCGATAAATAACGCCCACCCCTTCCTATCGCTCAACGCCGGCCTAATCACTTCCGGAAACAAACTCTCCGGCATGTCAGCCATCTCATCCAAGCAAACTCCATCGATGTAGATGCCTCTTAAACTATCCGGATTTTCTGATCCGAGAAGCTGTATCCTAGCGCCATTGGGCAAGTCACACCGCAATTCAGTCTCATGAAACCGCACCATAGGGATCGCACCAGCAAACTGCTTCAGATAATCCCATGCCACTGCCTTCGCCTGGCGGTATGTAGGGGCGATATAAGCGTACCTGGGATTAGGTTTCGTGCAGAGTATCGCATCCCTAAGCAAATGGTTTATGGCCATCACAGTCTTACCAAATCGTCTGTGACACACCACTACTCCCCAGCGCTTCTGCGACAGTGCATTGTGCAACTCTTGCTGCAGTGGTCTAGGGGAATAAGGGATCTGGATCTGCATGAGACAGTGTCTTCCTGGCCTATATAACGTGTAGAGTCGGGGCGCGCGGATTTTCGGGGGGTGGGGGTCGGCCCCCTGCCATTTTCTAGGGGAAACGGGCAGTATCCCCGTCACCTAACCCTTTATTTACTGGGGCATAACAGCATTCGGTCACAACCTGGTCACAAACCACCAGGCGGCATATCGATTTTCAAAAATCAAACCCAGCCGGCGTGCCTCGTGCGCGCGACCCCTGTCAATCTGCGTGTGATATATCGTAAATCACCCCTTACCCATTTGCTTCATGACGCTCTTCGGTTTCTTGTGAGTAAGCTTCACACTGCTATCGGTATGCTCTTCTCCACTGTGCAATGTACCATCAGGCATCTTGTGCGTCTTACCATTGTACAGCTTACCATCAGGTGTGTAGTGCTTCTTGTTCTTAGCCATTACATTCCCTCTGCCATTGAAGACATCACGGATCTTTTCTTGCCGATCATATTGCTTAGCCTTTTGCTAAACGCTGTGGCATCTGCTTCGTTCTCGAACTCAATGTAGTCGTTCATCTCGATAGCCATGTTGTAAGCTTCATCAGGGCTGAGCCTAGTAAGCTTTCCATCGATCATGCGTATCGTTGGGAATAGCTTGTTGTCCATCGACATTGTGCGAACTGTTTCCCTTGCTTCCGACATCGGTGTGCTTGGGTCTAGCGCTCTTCTAGCCCATCCAGGTAAACTAGCTGGATCCATTATCCCGCCTCTGCAGTGACGTTACCGTCTGACCAGGTCAGTGTGATCTGTCCAGCTTGTTGCTTGTCTTCTGCCTTGTCTCTGAGGCCCAGCGGCTGCATTTGTCTGATATGCTTGTCCATGTGATCTGCTTGCAGTCTTCTGCGTTGAACCTCTGCCATTGCAAGCTTCGGATCCGCTGGTAGTTCTGCATTAACCAGATCGAGTATTTGATCACGCATGACCTCACACTGCAAAGAACGTGCTGTGCGATACTTTGTGTATGCATCTTCATCGTCTTTGACATGACGCAACACTGTACGCCATGAAGGAAGATCCTTTGTGTTATCGCATATGCGTGTGAGGCTTTCCCCTTCAGCGATACGATCACAAATGATATCCATCTGTTCTTGTGTTACTTTTGTTGGCATGTGTTGATTGCTCCCAGCCCAGCACTCTGGTCAGGCAAGTTTTGTATGGAACGTGTTAGATGTTAGGCTGAGAGCCGTTGTTTTGCCAGGTGACCTGGGATGATCGAAATAGCGACAAGTCGAATGCGCCACCTGGCGAGAGGTAATAAAACAAAATCTGTCCTATTATATCATATCCCCTACCACATTTCGTGCATTCATACAAGCACTAGTATTATTTTATCATGCCGCTTGACGGTATCCGTCTACAGCCATATCGTTATGCAAAGGAGATAGCGACATGAATTTCACAAAAGAAGAATACCAGGTCATCATGAATAGCCTTACTGTGGTTATGGAAACGCACGATCAAATGATTGATTGTTCAACTACCGATGAAGAAGAAAGACAGATTTGCTTAAATCTTTTAGCTTTTGAAACGCACCTTTATGACAAACTGCTTGCGCACTACAAATGGCAATATCCTTTGGCAACAACAATTGAAATCGGCGCAAGCGCAGATAAACATCCTAAATTTCTCTTTTAGAAATAATCAGCCAGGATATCATCTGATTGTGCCTGGATCTTGTACCAGCATCGGATCAATGCATCCTGGTATTTTCTCTTGATAACGCGACCATCACTGTAGCCTCTTATCTTTGCAAGCTTGTACCACTGCGGGCCACGTTCTCTGAATGCTGCGCTGTGTGCTACTGCCCAGACAATCTTGCGATCATCTTCGTCCATCATCTCAATACCCAGAGCGAGAGCCATCTCATAGCTATCGATCTGGGTTGGTGTTGCTTTCGGTAATCCTGGTTTGAAATCTCCGTAGCCGTATGCGCTCCATGATTGCACATAGTCTGGCCATGATGACATCTTTTGCTTTCGAATAGCAGCCGGTAGTTTTCGCTCTGTTTCTGCCGCTTCAAAAAAAATATCTGATAATTCGCTTACGTCTGGCTTATCCACAAATCAAATCCAAATCTTAGGCGTTAAGCTTAGCGATATACTTAGCGCTAATCCTTGAAAGCTATATGGTAAGCTTTCAAGATTAGCTTTGTTTTTTGATCTGCAATTCTTAGCGCAAAGCTTAGCGCTAAGCTTAGCATGTCGCGACTTCGTCGATTTTAATAAGGTGATTTGAATCATGTCAATCCACTAAATTTATCCACAGTCCGTCCATGTCCGTCATTGCTTTTCATCGCCGTCTACTGCCGATTTTTTTTGTCGCCAGTACACCATCGCAAGTACATGCTGAGCCACGCGGTTGAAATTCTCGTCATCCATCTTGCCTATGATCCGGATGCACTCATCTGCCTCGAACTCGTCTTTATCGACGTACAACTGCCGCTGCATGTGAACGCCGTACAATCTCCGATCAGGCAGTTTGCGTTTCTTCATACGCCTCGTCCAACATCTCATGGGAAAGATTAGCGACCTCAGTCATCTGTTCCTCATAGACGTTCATGAACTTGTCTAACAACTCTGTCGCTTGCAGATACTCATGCGTGTTCAGCGTGTCCCTGGCATCATACTGGAATTCATTCCGATGCTTGCGCAGCGCAACGATAACGACCTTTGTCTCTTCACTTGTTAGCTTCATTTCATGTTCACCCCGTGTTTTTTGATTAATCTTGCGTTAATTCTGTCCTTTAACCTGTTGCAATCTTTGAATATTGCAGCATCCGTACTGTCATACTCATCATGATATTCGTGATATTGCTGTACAAATTGGCCGCTGTAATCGCTAAGCGCGTACCACAACAGCTGTAGATCTGTTTTCTTAAACTCCATTGCTATTTAAACTCCCAGTGGATTGCATTCATCACACCGCTCGTTCTCTGCGACAGGCTCGTATGCCTGGTATTCACCGGACACACGAACCATACGCACCACCTCAATCCATCCGCTGCCGTCACAAGACTCACATCTTTCGACAATCTCTTTTTCTATCTTGGCAACCGCTCTCGCCAGTTCCCGCAATTCGTCGGCCATCCCCTCATGGATCGGGCCGCTGAATAACTGCTTGTCATGCTCTACCGGACGCAGCGAAAACCATGCACCCGCTTCTGGGCTGTACGATACAGTCCACAGCATGTGTTCGATCTCGACCTCAGTCTTCGTCATCTGGTTCCTCACTCAGTATTGCATCAAGCAACAAATCTATTTTTCCGGTGCCGCCGCATATATCGCAGACGAAAATTGCCAGTGTCGGATCCGTTACAAAATTTGCGTAGACCCACTGTTCCCTCTCGCCAAATCCCCTGCACCGTGGGCAGTTGACGAGTTGCTCCGTCATGACGCTAATCGCAGCCTGACAAGCGGTTTTAGAAATGCCTCGACATCGTCATCAGACATCATACGTTGCCTTTATTGTCTGCCCGATACGCATCGCTATCTGTGGCACTATGGCGTTTCCTAATCCTTTAAGTCTGTCCACCCGATTGGGTATCCCATTAGCCACTCGACCCACTGAGGGTTCAGGGAGCCAGTTTTGCCCATCTGGGCGTTTACTGCGTCTGGTAGACTGTTTGTCTCGTTGCGCCCTGCTTTTGCTAATGTCTCTGGCGTTCTGCCGCCCTTGTAGTCCCGCGCTGTTGCTGTGGGCCACCAACCGCTCCCCTTCTTCAGCATGTCGGGAGACATTTGGTTCGCTTTCGCCGTTGGCGTATGCAACAATCCAAACTCTGTCTCGTCTGTGAGGTGCGTCTGCGGCACAAGCTGGAACAATGAACGGCCTTGCGGCGTAGCCTTCCCCTTCCAAGTCAGATAGCACCTCGTCGAGGCCCATAGAGACATGCCCATAAACATTCTCGAAAACGCACCAAGAGGGTCGCTTGGCTTTAACAATGGAAAGAATGTATGGCCAGATATGTCTGTCATCTTCTGTGCCTCTGCGCTCTCCGGCAAGTGAAAATGGCTGGCATGGGTATCCTGCGGTGAGGATGTCGCAGTCTGGAATAAGTCCATCTGGGTCATTGGCTAACTCCTTTACGTCTTCTGCAATCGGCACATCAGGCCAATGCTTTGCGAGTATCTTTCGGCTCCAAGGCTCTATGTCGCAGAACAAAACTGGTTCACTCAACTCTGCCCACTTAAAGCCAAGACTAAATCCACCTATCCCACTGCAAAGATCCACATGCCGTAACATCACTTCACCTTTAGCTTTATTAATGGCGTTAAAAACTCTGTTACGTCCTCGATGCTCTTGCACAGCGCCCAGGGAAACCCTGCCCCTATGATCTGATCGCGCATGCGCCGCTGGTTCTCGTTCATCACACCGCGCTTTGCTTTTAACTCTATGAAGATGGCCTCGTTCTGACCGCTCGATGTCGTATCAGCTGGGCAAAACAATTCGAGATCCGGCCAACCATATTTGGTTCCCATCTTCTTGAGCCGGTTGATGTAACTGATGTGCCGCTTACCCTCATTCGGACTGTGATGATACACGCACCCAGGCGGCAACGCAGCGTCCAGAAACGCTACGACCTGGCGCTGTAAATCGTCTTCAGTACCTTTGAATGTAGAAGTCATTTGGCATCACCTCGCCCATGCTCAAATTCATAATTCGATCCATGTAGGTCTGATTAGGAATGAGCCTGGTCTTTTCCCCATGCTTTAAACACCATCGACGCGCCACCGTGGCATGCGGTGCGCCAACTTGCCTGGCTAGTTCAGAATACGACCAGCCTTTTTGTTTACGAAATTCATCAAGTGTCATGCATAAAATTCTAGTATCCTTGACTTTTATTGTCTAGTGGCTTATCGCTTAAATCTGTTTGACGGAAAGCGACAAGTTAAATAACTACAGGGGTGATAAAAATGAATCAAACGGAGCTATTTGTGGCTAACAATCTCGAAAAGCTCATCAAGCAATCTGGCATGACAAAGAAAGCCGTTGCTGAGCTAAAAGGTGTAACACCTGAAACCCTTTCGCGGCACATGCATGGAAAGATACAGCTGACACTGCATGACGCTCAAGAGTACGCGCGCATACTGAACACAAATGCATATGAAATACTGTTTGCAGCAAAACCAATGTCCATCATTGGGTCATGTCATGTGCATGCAAACGGCTTGTTCACGCGCAAGTTTTACGATGAACCAGTAGGGCATGCCTATCTGCCATCATACTTTGTTGACAATATTGGCTGTGTTACATGGACAGTAGACAAAGAATATGTCGGCCCCTGGATGACATGGCACAACGCCCTGCAGATGTTCGACCTCACTGGATACAACAATAAATCTGTGCCAGAACATTGCATCACTGAACTGTGCATCTGTGAGACAGAAGAGACAGTGAACTTTGCTGGCTATGACACAAACTATCTTGCCGGCATCCTTTACCCAGAACCTGGCAACCGATTCACCGTGTTCAATACAGCGGGTGATGCTAAAAATAACAAAGATCCTGATGCTGCGACATTACGCCATCTCAAGATAAAGTGGGCCGCTCCGGTGATCTCTACGATATATAGGCCAGACCTACGCAAGTGCGAAATTATATGGAAAGATAACGTCAAGAACTCTTGACCTAAAACGTCAATAGACCTACGCTAAACCTCACTAAAATGGGGGTTTTAGTCGATGCTACTTGACACGCCTGATTGGGCGATACGACATAATTATTTTCATCATAGCAATCCTAGATCAAAGGATCGTGCTAAGAATATATTTGAGAAAGTGCATGTGCGGCCCAAGGTAAGATGGGCCAAAGACATATTGCGCACTGATGACGCTGCAAAATCTGATTACATTAAAGCAAAGGTCATCCTAGATACGTTTACAAAGAACCGTGGCAGTGCTGCTATGGCCGCTGGGCGCGCCGTACAGGACGCATGCGACCTTCATCTGATACCTGATGACCAATTCGGACAAACGCTCTCAGTAAACGAGGCAGCGCTTGTGGCGCAAGATACGCTGCGCAAGTACCAGCCGATCACCTACGCAGTAGACCTGGCCAATGCTGATAAAGCTAAGCAAGAGAAATACATAGAAGAGATACCTCAAGTGGTAGAGCATGCCATCATGGGGCTGAAAGAAGCTATGTCCGGCGACAACCGGATTATCGGTGAAACAGAATACCTGGAATGCCTGGCGAATTGTGAACTGCCACACAACACATTGCCGGACTACGGGCGGCGTGGGGATCTTAAAACCAAATGGTCACGCATGACCAAAAACAAAAAGGGTGAGACAACCTGGGCCAAAGGATCACTGCCCTCGTCACTGAGCGGCATGTTTGATATGAACAACGTCTACCAGGTTGCAGGGTTTTACGCATGCAACGGGCGACAACCACCGTTCCTGGTCTACGCAAACGCATACGATTACAAGGTGTTCGATCAGAACAACACGCCGGAACTGAAACCGGATTTTTTGGAAGATGTCATCCGCGACATCGCCATGCAGCACAAGATCACAGAAAACATTCTGCGCGCAGCTGATTGCAAAGAAGATTTGCTGGGCCTCGTCAGCCCAGATTTTAACGCGATCTATTGGCAAGAGCCGCCTGAGTACATCGCAGAAGCTAAAAACATTTGGGGGTTATAATGGATATTGAGAAGCTACACTCTGCTATGGCTGCTATGAACAGCATGAACATACATGGCAAAGACTATACAATGGTTGCACAGCGCGTTGAGGCGTTCCGCAAGTATGCTGGTCTTGAGTGGAGTATCACCTCAGAGATCCTAGAAGACAACGAGAGGCGTGTATTGATGCGCGCGCAGATAACAGACCGGCACGGCTTTGTTGTTGCTGACGGGCTGGCAGAGGAACTGAGAGGCCAAGGTGTCAACCGGACATCAGCTATCGAGAATGCGCAAACCAGCGCCTGGGGCCGCGCCCTGGCTAACCTGGGGCTGCACGGTGGCAAGATGGCGACAGTAGAAGAGATCGATACAGCGAAACACAATGAAGCTGTGGTGGACAAGCGCGCAAAGCACACAGATGCAGAGCATGATGCGGCTGTTCGTGCGGAGAGAAATCAAACAGCAAAGGCCGGTTCTGACACAGGCACCAGGACAAATGGATTGGCCGATGATATTCCCTTCCCCCCGCCGGAAAAAGATACAAAACCCAGCGATGAATCGCAACGGTTTACAGACTACATGACACAAGAATTAAAAAAATGCACAGCGACATTTCAGATCAAACAACTTGCTGAAAAGTACGCTGGTGAAATCAAACAATTGAAGCAGAACAGGCCAGATCTACAAGCAGAGTTACTTGCGTTCAGCAAGGTACGTTTCGAACAATTAAATGATGGAGCAAGATGATGGCGCATTTCTCGCGAGGCACACAAGTTTTTAAACAACCGATTGAACAAAACAAAGAATACCGGATCACTGCATGGATCAATATGAAGACACCCTGGAACGACTCCCTAGGACGCTATGAGCAAATGTCTGATCGGCAGAAACAAGATTGCGAAAGACTATTTCAAGAGATGCAGAAATACGGCGCGCAAATATCTGTCACAATCAGTGAACGGACAGATGCAATAGATGTGCGTGAGTTTCCAGTGGCTGGCCGGACAACGCTCTATGTGAACAATAAGCAGCAAAACCAGGCAGCGCAGCAATACGATCAATCACCTGGTCAATACCAACAGTCGAACAGCATGGATACAGACGATGTCTCAACAGGGTTCGAATAAGATGCAGGGACATTTATTGACGATGGCAGAGGCCGGTGAGGTATTGTTTGGTGACAACACAGAGCGTGGCAGAAAGCGCGCTGCATATCTAATCAAAACGCAAAACATCAAGACAATAAAAAATGGGCGGCAAACCTTAGTTCGCCGCGACATTTTAGATAAAGCATTTGGGATAGATGATGGATCAGAAGATAGCTGATAGCTTGTCTACAGCTTCAGTGTCTTCACCTTCCGTTGACAACCAGTGACCATAGATGCCCTGGGTGATCGCGATTGAAGCGTGGCCCATGTATGAGCGTACACGCCATAGATCGTCGCCGTATGCCTGGAGAAGCTTTGACGCATAGTAGTGACGTAAGTCATGCCAGCGGATCCGCGCAACACCGGCTGCGTCACACGCCTTGTGGATCGCATCGAGATACTTTGATGGCATCTTCTCGTTGCCGTTGCTTGTGCAGAACACAAGCTCATCAGGGTTGTTTGGGCGACCCTTGCGAATGTACAACTCTTTCAAAGCTTGTACCATGTCACGGGTCAGCGGGACGGTACGCTTACCAGTTTTAGTTTTCGGTGCGCCAACCACATCACGGTGCTTGATTGCGCGTGTGACCTTAACCTGGGAATTGTCTAGATCAAGGCAACCCCAGGTTAGTGCGCGCTGTTCGCCCTGACGCAAACCGGTGGTGCAAGCAAAGCGCATCTCTAACGCCCAGGCCGGTGTCATCTGTGCCATGATCGCCTCGATGATCTCAGGTGCAATCTGTTCCGCTTTGTTGCGCTCAGCACGGGCAACCTGGCCACGGCGCTCGACACCGTCCAATGGGTTAGTCTCGCGGCAACCTTTCATGATCGCAAATTTTATCATGTGGCTGACTGAGCCAAGGATATTCTCGACAGTTTTTTTGGAACGGCCTTGCTCTAGCTGATCCATAATCTCGATGGCAACCATACCCATTGTCAGATCTGATACGCGCATGTCGGCGACAAGCTTACCGTCAACTTTGAATTCCAAGAACTGGCGGCTGTGGCGTTCTTTGTCTGTGTAGAATGTTTTGGATTTTTTGCCAGACTGATAGTCAGCTGTGACGCGCTCCATGTACGAGTCACGCAACTTGGCGAATGTCCATTTCCAGGTTGTGCTGGTCTTGGCTTCTGATGTTGTCTCGCGGTTTAGTTCTGCGATTGCATGCAGTGCCTCTTCCTTGGTGCGATAAAATTCTTGTCTCCCGTTAGCAAGTGCTGAGCGAGTATCGACACACCATGAAGCTTTGCCCTGCTTGGCGCGCGACTGATATTGTTTTGTCTGTATGTTTAACATGATATCTATCCCATGATCTTGACGCTATACGTCAAATATATGGGAAAAATAAATCATATTGCAAGTAAATCCCCGTCACCCTTTTGCATTTTTTGTGACCAAAATTGTGACCGAACACCCCCCAAAAGGGGTTAAGTTATTGATTTATATGGGAAAGTAGTGGCGCGGTTGACGGGGCTCGAACCCGTCAATTTATCGCCCGTGGTTGCTTTCTATGTTGTTTTATTGCCTCTATTGCCGTGGTTTCGGCAACTATGGCGACAGAAAGCTATGGTGGCTGTGACCCAATCTGTGACCTGGGTCACAAAAGATTCGCTATTATGCTGTAGATGAACCGCTTTCTTTTTTGCGGTGTGATGCTAGGATCGAGCGGCCACGTTTGCGCGCATCAGCTTTTGATTTGAAGCCCCAGGCTTGCAGTGATTTTAGCAGTCGAGTTGGTCTGCCCTTCTCATCTCGCTCCGGCCCTTTGCTGCTTCCCATCCGCACACCGAAAGATCCACGGCGTTTGTTGTTGCCAGATTTAACTGGTGCTTTGAGATCGGATCCTGGGTTCTCTCGCTCGTAAGATCGACGGCCTTTTTCGTTTAAGCCGCCGCTCTCACTCTTACCTTCTTTGCGTTGCCAAGCAGCTGACATGTGTCACCCCTATGCGTAGGATTTCATGACGGACTTTTTCTTCTTTGCCGTCTTCGCACTGTCAGCAAAGTCCTTTGCGCTGGGCGCACCAGGATCACCAGGCTTGCGCATCTTCTCACCGGATCCGGCAGCAATACGTTTCTGCTTTGCATGGATGTTATGGTAGAGTCCTTTGTTGGCCATCACTTACCGCTCCCGTATGAACCCATGATTGATTTTTTTGGCTTTGGTTTTTTCTTAGTCATTTAACCACCCGTAGATTTTTTTGGTTTCTAGTTTTCTATGATCCAATCCTTTGATGCCGCCGTTGATCTTGCGGGTCACCTGTTCGATTGTCTCGTCATCAACGCCCTTGTCACAGATGCGCCAAATGTTGTTGCGATCA